GATTTAAGGTTAAACCTTCTTTAGATAATCTTAAAGATGTTCTCGTTTCTTATGAATGGAGAAGAATCGCAAAGGATGGAGATTTTACCGTTGATGTTTATGGGTCAATCTCTCTACCTGATCCTAACCCAAAAGAATTTACTGATTATGATAAACTAACAAAATCTGTTTTAGAAGATTGGACTATTTCACAACTCACACAAAAATCAGTAGATAATTATGATGCTTCTTTAGCAGCATCTATAGAAAATCTAAAGAATCCACCTCTTGTTAATAAATCTGCTCCTTGGGATTTTATAACACCAACAACTGGAGCAACTGGAATTTAAAGTATTGACATGAGTAGGTTAAATGAAAATGGATTAAATGATATTTTTGACTTAGAAGTTACAAAACCTTCAGAAGAAATAATCAAAAAAGAAGAACTTCAAGATAATACTTCTGAAGATATTGAAGCTGTAAAGAAAGTACATTATAATCTAATCGAAAAATCTCAGGATGCTTTGGATAATCTACTGGACTTTGCCAAAGCATCCGAATCACCACGTGCATATGAGGTAGTTGCTAATCTTATTAAAACAACAGCCGATGTTGCAAAAAACTTGGCTGACATTTCGGCGAAAGAAAAGAAGAATTCCGTCGCCGAAACAATTAATAATACTCAAAATAATAATGTTTTTTTGACATCAACTGCTGAACTTCAGAAGTTATTAAAGGGTAATAGGAATGAAGATGTCTGATATTAAGAATTATTATTTAAACCCAAAGATAAAGAAAACAGAATTACAAGAAGAATATTCTCCAGATCAGATTAAAGAATATGTTAAATGTTCTCAAGACCCAGTATATTTTATTGAGAATTATGTTGAGATTAATGCCCTAGATAAAGGATTCATTAAATTTAAATTGCGTGGTTATCAGAAAGAATTAATTAGATCATTACACGAAAATAACAAAACAATTATATTAAGTAGTCGACAATCTGGAAAAACAATAACAACTGCTGCTTTTATTTTGTGGTATGCCTTATTTAATCCAGATAAAACAATCGCAATTCTTGCAAATAAAGCACCTATTGCTAGAGAAATTTTAGCAAGAATTATTGCCGCATTAGAAAGAGTTCCTTTCTTTTTACAACCTGGAACAAAGACTCTTAATAAAGGATCTATTGAATTTGGTAATGATTCAAGAATTATCGCAGCAGCAACTTCTTCTGATGGGATCAGAGGATACTCAGTAAATTTTCTGCTACTTGATGAATTTGCATTCGTAGATAATGACGTAGAATTTTTCAAGTCTGTATTTCCTACTATCTCTTCCGGAGCCTCTACTAAGATAGCAATTTCTTCCACACCACACGGATTAAATCTTTTCCATAAGTTGTTTAAGGATGCAAAAGAACGAAAGAACGACTTTACTCCATTCGAAATATCTTGGGATATGGTTCCAGGTAGAGATGAAAATTGGAAGATATCTCAGCTTGAAATACTCGGTGAACATGGATTTAGACAAGAATATGGTAACGAATTCTTAGGTTCATCTAATACTCTAATTGCAGGTCACGTTCTTCAAACTCTTACTTGGGAAGAACCTATTAGAGCAGATGAAACTAAAACGATTCTTGAAGAACCGAAAGAAGGACACAATTACGTTATAACTGTTGACTCTTCAAGAGGAGTCGGAGAAGATTATTCTGTTGGAATTGTAATTGACGTCACAACTTATCCATATAAAATTGTTTGCACTTATCGAGATAATAATATCCGACCAATACTTTTGTCAAATGTAATTGTTGAGATGGCAAAGAAATATAATGGTGCTTTCTTGCTAATAGAAAGAAACACAGTTGGTCAAACTGTGGCAGAATCTTGTTTCTATGATTTAGAATACGAAAACATTTTCACAACTTCACAGGGTAAAAAAGGTCAAGAATTAAGAAATTCTTTTGGTAAAAGTTACAAATTAGGTGTTGAGATGACCTCACAAGTTAAAAGATTAGGTTCTTATATACTCAAAACACTAATTGAAGAGAATAAATTAGTAAATTTCACGGATAAAATCATAATGGAATTTTACACTTTCGTTAATAAAAATAATACATGGACGGCTGAAAGTGGAAAGCATGACGATTTAGTTATGTCTCTTGTTCTATTTTCTTGGGCTGTAAATCAACCTTTCTTTAAAGATATTACTAATTCAGACTTGCGTTTAAGTCTTATGGAAGAAACACAAGAGAGCGAAGTTCTTTCTTTCTGGGTTTCAGATGGAAAAGAAAGCGAAAATACAGACAATTCTTGGTTATTCTAATTCTAGAGAATGATAATTTTATAAATAAGTGAAGAATTCTAAATTCGAAAGAGATAATCTTCCATTAATTAAGGAGAAAAATAATGGCTTTTCAGCTTAGTCCAGGCGTAAATATTTCAGAAATTGACTTGACAACCACGGTTCCTGCGGTTGCGAGTTCAATTGGAGCAATCGCTGGTCCATTTCAATGGGGTCCAGTATTAGAAGTTAGAACAATTTCATCGGAAGTAAAATTAAAAGATACTTTCTTTAAGCCAAATAACGATACAGCAAATACTTTCTTTTCTGCAGCAAACTTCTTACAATATTCAGGTAACCTAAAAGTTGTAAGAAATGTCGGGACCAGTGCAAGAAATGCAAAAAGCGATGCAACTAAAATTACAGGGTTGACAATCGCTAATGCTGGTGTTACAAATAATATGGCCCCAGGATCTTATTCTTTAACATTCACTGGTGGTTCTGGTTCAGGTGCTATCGGTTCAGCAACTCTAGCTTATAGTGGTGCAACTGGAGCAATTGTATCAGCAGTTTCACTAACAAATACAGGTAGCGGATATACATCAGCACCAACTGTTACTATTTCAGGCGCAACTGGTTTCACAACAAATTTTTCGATTACAGCATCTCTAGCAAATGTAACTGTTGTTAAGAATGAGACAGATTACGAACAAAATTACACTTCAGGTAGCGTTTCTTCTGCTGGTGAGTGGATTGCAAAATATCCAGGTGTCGTTGGTAATTCATTAAAAGTTTCAATGGTAGATAGCGGTTCGTATACTGGTTGGGCATATGCTTCACAATTTAATGTTGCACCGAGCACATCTGCTTATGTTATTGGTGCGACTGGACCAGGTGTAAACGATGAATTGCATATTATTGTTGTTGATGAAGATGGTGTGATTACAGGAACTGCTGGATCAGTATTAGAAAAATATCCTTTCGTTTCTAAGGCATCAGATGCTAAGACTGAAACTGGCGAAACTAATTATTATGTAAATGTTATTAACAATAAGTCTCAATATATTTGGTGGGGCAATCATCCATCAGCTGGTGCTGATTGGGGAAATACAGCAACTGGATTCTCTGGTAGTTCTTTCGATCTTCTAAATACTCCTTCAACAATCTCCCTAACAGATGGTGTTGATGATAACGTATTAACATCTGGTGAGATTCAATCAGGATATGATTTATTTGCAGATCCAGATGAAATTGATGTAAATCTAATTATTGGTGCTGATGCAAATTCAACTGTAGGAACTTATCTAATTAATTCAATTGCTGAAGTTAGAAAGGATGCAATTGCTTTCTTATCTCCTAACAAGACTGCAGTTGTTGACAATAGTGGTCAAGAATATACAGATATCGAAACTTATAGAAATGCTCTACCTTCGTCTTCTTATGCTGTAATTGATTCCGGATGGAAGTATCAATATGATAAGTATAACGATGTCTATCGTTGGATTCCTTTAAATGGAGATATTGCTGGTCTATGTGCAAGAACAGACCAAACTAATGATCCATGGTTCTCACCAGCAGGTTTCAACAGAGGAAATATTAAGAATGTTGTTAGGTTGGCATGGAATCCAAGCAAAGCAGATAGAGATGATCTATATTCAATTGGTGTGAATCCTGTAGTATCTTTCCCAGCACAAGGAACAGTTCTATTTGGCGATAAGACACTTCTATCTAAGCCGTCAGCATTCGATAGAATCAATGTTCGTAGATTGTTCATTGTCTTAGAAAAGGCAATTGCAACTGCATCTAAATTTTCTTTATTCGAATTAAATGACGAATTTACTCGTGCACAATTTGTGGGTCTAGTAGAACCTTATCTAAGAGATGTACAAGGTAGAAGAGGAATCTATGACTTTAAGGTTGTTTGCGACGAAACAAATAACACTCCACAAGTAATCGATTCTAATTCATTCGTTGGAGACATCTATGTGAAACCAGCTCGCTCGATAAATTATATACAACTTAATTTCGTAAGCGTGCGCACTGGAGTGGAATTCCAGGAAATTATTGGACAATTCTAAGAATTATATGATTTTGAATCATAATGTCAATGTCACAGTTGGGGCAAGAAATCTAATGAAAATTAGACAAATGCACCCAACTGTGGTGAAAAAACAAATAATTGAAATTACACAAATACAAGCATTCCAATTAAAATGCAATTGTACAAAAGTAACTTTAGAATGTGATAACTGCAATGAATTATACACACAACCAATAGGAAGATTATATGAATTTGAAGAAAGAATTAAATATTGTGGTAAGTGTATTCTCAAAAATGCTAACGAAAAAATGAAGAAAACTGTTACTACTAAAGAATACAGATTAAAGAAAAGCGAAGATACAAAAGATTTTTATCAGACAGATCGTGGAAAATATATTGCCAAAGAAACTGGCAGAAAACATTCAGAGTGGATAAGAAATAATCCAGAATTAATTGAAAAATGGACTTTAAATTTAAAACATTTTTCTGGAAAAGACCATCCAAATTGGAATCCAAATAAGACGAAATTTAAAGAATATTCTTCAAAAGTTAGAATTTTAACTGAAAAAAATTATGAAAATAATATAAAAATTATAAACCCAAATAATTATAATAGAACTCTGTGTGGTGTTGATGGTGGTTATCAATTAGATCATATAAAATCAATTAAATATTGTTTCGATAACGATATTTCAATCGAAGAGTGTTCTGACATAAAGAATTTACAACTTTTACCTTGGAAATTAAACAGAAGTAAAGGTGCGAGTTGTACAAATATTCTAACGAATAAATAAGAATAAAGGATTAAGTAAATCATATGCCATTTAATTTAAACGATTTTAAGGGAGCTTTAGTTAAAGAAGGTGCGAGACCTACTTTATTCGAAGCCTTCATTAGTTATCCAGGAGTACCTACAAGAGATTTCAGTTTTCATTGCAAATCGGCTCAATTACCAGGTAAAACATTAGGAATTATCGAAGTTCCTTATTTCGGAAGAAAAATTAAAGTACAAGGTGATCAAACTTTCGCTGAGTGGACTGTAACGGTTATCAACGAAGAAACATTTAAGGTTAGAAATTCTTTCGAAAGATGGATGAGTGAAATAAATACTCACGTTAGCAATATCAAAACAAAACCAAATAACACCTACAAAGCATTTGCACTTGTAAATCAATACGGTAAACGAGGTCAAGGTGAATTGCTACAACAATATAAATTTGAAGGTTTATGGCCGTCGGATATTTCTGCAATTGACGTATCATGGGAATCTAATGATGCTATTGAAGAATTTACAGTAACTTTCCAATACGATTGGTGGGAAACTAATTATTCACAAAATCCGCCAGTGATAACAGAATAAGGAATATTTCTGATGCCGTTTGATTTCTTTGGTTTCACGATTAAGAGAAAAGGAGTTGACGAGGAGAAAGAATTAATTTCTCCTGTTACTCCCATTGACGACGATGGCGCCACGATTGTAACAACAAGCGGCGGGTTCATCAACACAGCTTATAATTTAGAGTTTGGTACATCGGATTCCAAACTCTTAATTAATAAGTATAGAGAATTATCTCTTCAATCTGATATTGAGTCGGCAATTGATGAAATTATTAACGAAGCAATTGTGACTGGGGATGGAGCAGAGTCCCCAGTCGGAATTGTATTAGATAAGTTACCTTTCAGCGAAGAAGTGAAAGAAGTTATTTCTGGTGAATTTGATAACATTTTAAATCTTCTAGATTTTAATGCTAATGCGTATGAAATCTTTAAGAGATGGTATATCGATGGAAGAATTTATTTCAATATTGTAATTGATGCAAAAAATACTAAAGATGGGATCCAAGAATTGCGATATATGGATCCTAGAGATATTAATAAGATTAAAGAAGTAAAAGACGAATATTCGAAACGTGGTGTAAAAATTCAAAAACCAGTTAAAGAATATTATGTCTACAATAACGTGAATATTCCGGCAGATTCTGTTGCGTCGGCAAACTCAGGATTAATTGATTATAGAAATAAGTCAGTTATTATTTCTTATCTACATAAAGCAATTAAACCTTACAATCAATTGCGAATGTTAGAAGATGCTACTGTTATCTATCGTCTAGCACGTGCCCCCGAAAGAAGAATTTTTAAAGTAGGAACTGGTGGGCTTCCAAAGATTAAAGCTGAACAATATGTAAATGGATTGATGAATAAGTTCAGAAATAAGATTGTGTATGATTCTGTAACAGGCGATTTACGTGATGACGCAAAAACTTTATCAATTCTTGAAGATTATTGGATTCCCGTTGGCGACGATGGTAAGTCAACAGATATTTCAACTCTACCTGGTGGACAGAATTTAGGTGAGATGGGCGATGTCGAGTATTTCCAAAAGAGATTATATCGTGCCCTACACGTTCCAAACACAAGACTTACAGCTGGTTCTACATTTAATACAGGTAGAGCAACAGAAATCGACAGAGAAGAAGTTAAGTTTACAAAGTTTATTAAGAGATTAAGAAATAGATTTGCTATTCTATTTACAGATCTATTAAGAAAGCAATTAATTCTTAAGAATATTGTAACTGTTGATGAATGGGATGCTTATATTAAGAATAATATCTTCTACGATTTCAGAAAAGATTCTCACTTCTTAGAATACAACGAAGCAGAAATTCAGACAAGAAGAATGGAATTAGCTTCAACTGCTATTGGTTTAGGTGATGATTATTTCTCACCAGATTATATCAAGAAGAATTTCTTGAAGTTATCTGAAGAAGAAATAGCAGAAATAAAGAAAGATAAAGAAGAAAAGAAAGAAGAACCTCAAGCTGAACAACCAACTGACACATTTTCTCCAGAACTAGGTGGAGAAGAAATTGGAACAGAAATAACTCCAGAAGTATAGGAATAATAAAATGACAACTTCACAAAGAGAAAAGATCCAAAAAATTATTGAGCTATCAAAAGATAATAAACCAAATTCTATTAAACCATTAGTAGATTCAATTGTATCACAAAAGATACACGATATTCTTGAAAAGAAGAAATTAGAAATCTCTAAGAGTTTATAAAGGCATAATAAATGGCTACAACTACAATTCTTAAACAAGACGAAAATTCAGCTGTTATACAAATATCTGGTGCTGCAGCAGAAACTTTAACTTTCGTGTTACATCCCGGAGGCGCAACTGGACCAATCGGCGCAACAGGATTTGCAAATACAATTGGTGTTGCCATTGTTTCTATTGAAAAGATTGATTGGTCTATTACAGGTACTAATAAAATTTCTTTATACTTCAATGGTTCAACAGATGCATTAATTGGACACTTCGATGGATCAGGAAGATTAGATCTTTACAGAGATTATCAAACTAAGATTACTAATTCAGCACCAGGGGCAGATTCAACTATTCTTCTTACTTCTACTACAGCTGATCCTTATACCATTATTATGAAAGTAGAAAAGACTTCAGGATTTACCAAGGTTGGTCAATATAGCTAATGCTTAACGAAAAAACAGTTAAGATGGGTCAGAAGATTAGATATGATCGTGTGCGTGGCGGTAAGATTCAGAGAAAGAAAATTAAATCCGCAAAAGCAGGATTTAAAGTAAGCGGTAAAAAGATAGTAAAGATGTCACCTGCTGAAAAGAGAAGAAGAAAATTATCAGCAAAGAAGTCAGTAAGAAAGCGAGCAGCTAAATTATCTTCAATTTTAAGAAAAAGAAAGATATCTATAACCAGAGGAAAAAGAGCAGGATTGTACAAATGAAACTACTAAGAGAAGTAAATCAAGAAGTTAAAATAATCTCAGAAGCAGTTGAAGGTGCTAAGAAATATTTCATCGAAGGTATCTTTATTCAATGCGAAAAAGCAAATAGAAACGGCAGAAAGTACAAGAAAGAATGGATGACTGAAGAAGTGTCCAGATACTGCGAAGAATATGTTTCTAAGAATAGAGCATTCGGTGAATTAGGTCACCCAGAAAATCCAACAATTAATCTCGATAAAGTTTCGCATCTTATTGTTTCTTTAACTCCTGATGGTAATAATTTTATTGGTAAGGCAAGAATCTTAGATACACCAAACGGAAATATTGTAAAGGCATTTATTGATGCGGATTGCACTCTTGGTGTTTCTACAAGAGGATTAGGATCATTATCTCAAGATGGTGGTTATTCAATTGTTCAGCCAGATTATAAGATTATGACTGCTGCTGATATTGTTGCTGATCCTTCGGCACAAGAAGCCTTTGTTGAAGCTGTTATGGAATCAAGAGAGTGGGTTTATGAGAATGGTAGATTTAAAGAAATTCAAATTGAAGAATGGAAGAAACAAATTGATAACTCAACATCTATATCTCTTCCAGAAACTAAGATAACTATTTTCAAAGATTTTCTTTCAAAATTGTAAATTTTATAAATAAGAAATATAGATATAGGAGAAGAATTAATGGATAATCAAAACACATTTGATTCTCTCTTCGAAGGTATGGATTTAACTCCTGAGTTTAAGGAACAGTTAAAGACAGTTTTCGAAGATGCAGTTCAAAAGAAGATTGAAGAAAAAATGGGAATGGGGCCAGTAGATACACCAGGCTCAGCATATGCTGTAGGAACTGCGAAAGCAATGCAAATGACTGGCGATAAACCACCTCTTAAAAAATCCACTATCAGAAAGGCGCACGAAATCGCAAAGGGTGTTATGAAAACAGCAGGTATTAAAGAAGACGAAGAAATTGTTACTCTTGAATCAGAATCTGAGATCGTTGATGAAGCTGATGGAATTGAAGGAGTTGATCCCAAAGAATTAGCTATGGATCCAGAGATGCTTAAAGTTCTAAGAGCTCTAGGTGTAAATCCAGCAGCTTTCGTAAGATCATTACAAGCCACTTTATCTGATATCGAAGGAAATGCCATTGCGGATGATGCATTCGGAAATATTATTTTGATTCTTAAAGCGATCGCCGATGATGCTGGTCTAGCCAATAAACTTATCTCAACAGTTAAAGATATGAAGAAAGCAGAAACTTCTCAAGTATCTACAACTGAAGAAGAACCAATGAAGGAAGAAGAAACGGAAGAAGCAATTGAAGTTTACGAATCAGTTGTTGATTCTGTAGATAAGTATCTAACTTATATTGCTGAATCTTGGGTTGAAGAAAATGAGTTAGCAGTTGATCAAGGTTTAAAATTAGAGATCCTAGAATCATTCTTTAATGGTGCAAAGAATCTTCTAACTGAACACAATATCGAAGTTCCAGAAGGAAAGAATCCAACTGAAGAACTAAATGCTAAGATTCAAGATCTTGAAGCTCAAATTTCTGAACAGAAAGAAACTTACGAACACCAATTAAATGAACAAATTTCTAAGACTATTGCTTACAAGAACAGAGTCGAAAAAGAAGTTAAGAACAATATCTTTGAATGCGTTTCCAAAGATTTAACTGTTGTACAAAAGGAAAGATTCAAGAAGTTAGTTGAAAGCGTAACATTCGAAAACAAGTCATCTTATGAACAAGATCTAAGAGAAATTGCTAAGAATGCTTTCGAAGTTTCAACTAAGACTTCAAAGAAGAATCTAACTGAAGACGCATTAAATGAAAAATCAGAATCAGAAGAAGTTCTGGCTGAAAATCCTGTAATGTCTCTTTATGCAAATGCTATTACTAAAAATCTCAAGTTTTAATTTTTTATAAATAAGAATATAAATTGTTTCTTTAAAGGAGAAATATGTCTAATCTACAAAACAAATGGAAGGCGATTCTAGAACACCCAGAATTACCTCAAATCAAAGATGCTTACAGAAAGCAAGTAACAGCGATTCTACTAGAGAATCAAGAGAACGCCTTATCCGAATCAAGAAAGCTAATTATGGAAGCTGGTACACCAGCAAACGTAATGGGTAACGTCGATAAGTTTGATCCGGTTCTAATTGCTCTAGTTCGTAGAACTCAACCAAACCTAATGGCTTATGATATCTGCGGCGTTCAACCAATGAACATGCCAACAGGTCTTATCTTCGCCATGAAGTCAAAGTATGGTTCAGGCGCAACTGGTCCTCTAACTTCAACCGAAGCTCTATTCAACGAAGCCGACACCGACTTCGCCGGAACTGGTACACACCAAGCTGATGTATTCCAATCTGGTGGTTCTCTAGGAACCTTTGGTACTGGTCTAACTACTGCTGCTGGTGAAGGTTTCTCTCCTCTTAACATGGGCTTCTCAATCGAGAAAGTAACTGTTGAGGCGAAGACTCGTGCACTAAAGGCAGAATACTCGCTAGAACTAGCTCAAGATCTAAAGACTGTTCACGGTCTAGATGCCGAGTCAGAACTAAGCAATATTCTATCAACAGAAATCACTGCCGAAATCAATCGTGAAGTTGTTCGTACTCTTTACAAGATTGCTAAGGCTGGTGCTGCTACCGGAACCACAACTGCTGGATTCTTTGACCTAGACGTTGACTCTGACGGTCGTTGGTCAGTCGAAAGATTCAAGGGTCTAATGTTCCACGTTGAGCGTGAAGCTAATACTATTGCAAAGACAACTCGTAGAGGAAAGGGTAACATTATTGTTTGCTCTTCTGACGTTGCTTCTGCTCTAGCAATGGCTGGTAAGCTAGATTATACTCCTGCTCTATCAACCGACCTAAATGTTGATGATACTGGCAATACTTTTGCTGGTATTCTAAATGGTCGCTATAAGGTGTATGTTGATCCTTACTTCTCAACAGCCGCTACCACATTCTCGGATGTTATGGTTGTTGGTTATAAGGGTACAAATGCATATGACGCAGGTCTATTCTATTGCCCATACGTTCCGCTACAAATGGTTCGTGCAGTTGATCCAGATACTTTCCAACCAAAAATAGGTTTTAAAACCCGCTATGGTATGGTATCAAACCCACTAGGTGGCGATGGAGCAACTCTAGCTGCAACATCAAATGATTATTATAGGCTCGTTAAAATTAAAAATATTCTCTAAACCAGAGTATTTAAATCAATTAAGGGAACCTTCGGGTTCCCTTTTTTTATTCCAAAATTTCAAATTTATATAAATAAAATGAGGATAAGAATGCTAGTAACATCTCTTATCCTCTAAACAAATACTAATACGAGGTTAGCATATGTCTAATACTATTTATTGTACTTACCTTACAATCTACAAAGGTAACAAACTCCCTCCATTTTATATTGGATCAACTTCTGTTTCTAAGATAATAAAAGGTTATCATGGAACTATACAATCTAAGAAATATAAAGATATCTATAAACAAGAAGTAATTAATAATCCTCATCTATTCAAAACAATAATAATCACAAAACACAATACAAGAGAAGAAGCCTTCGAGAAAGAATTATTCTTTCAAAAGAAATTATCTGTTGTGAAATCTTCTATGTATTTTAATGAATCGCTTGCTGTAGCTAATGGTTACTTTGGACGTGCTTTACAAGGAAAGGAAAATCCTATCTATGGTAAGAACCATTCTGAAGAAACAAGAAGAAAAATGTCTGAGAATAGAAAAGGAAAGTATAAAGGTATTCCTAAATCTGAGGAACATAAAAAGAAGATTGCATTAGCTAATACAGGTAAAACACATACTGAAGAAACTAAGAAAAAATTATCATTAATCCACACTGGTATGGTTGCTTCTGACGAAACTAAAAAGAAATTATCTGAGATGAGAAAAGGCGAAAACCATCCATTATATGGTAAGAAACATTCAGAAGAAACTAAGAAAAAGATATCAGAAAAGAATTCCAAACCATCTGAAGAGAAAAAGAAAAAGATGTCAAAAGCCAAATCTAAAGAAAATAATCCAAGTTTTGGCACCAAATGGTTCCATAATCCAGAAACCTCAGAAGTTATAAGAATCAATCCATTGCAAGACCCAACCCCTTCTAACTTTATTCCTGGTAGAAAATCTAAAATTAATAAATAAAGATTGAATATGAATCTAAATTCTTTTAAACAAGATTATCTTAACATTATCTCTGAGTCAGATAAAAGAGATCTTGAGAGAATTCAAACTAAGATTAAAGAGAAGTATGGTGCGGAAATATCAAAGATAGATATTCTTTGGATATTAGAAGCATCCGAAGGTAGAGAAGAATAATGGATTACACAAAATTTACAGAAGCATACAAACAAGTTATTACAGAATCAAACGATTCTGAACTAAGAAACTACATCAGAAGTGTTGTTGAGGAAGTGATTAAAGAAATGAATGGCGATGGAATTG